CCTCGGGCTTAGCGGCCTCGGGCTTAGCCTCCGGCTTAGCGGCCTTAGGCTCCGGCTTGGCCTCGGGCTTAGCGGCCTTAGCGGCCTTAGCAGCCTCGGGCTTAGCCTCCGATTCTACCTTGGCCGGGGCTAGCACACTAGCCAGGGTAGCGGCTACGCGCTGCGCCTCCGCCTCAGTAGCCTCCGCAATAGTAATGGCCATAGTGATCAGCATTTTGTGTTCTCCTTTCAATTGCTGACACGCCTAAACACGCGCTGCACACCATAAAACGGGGTGCGCAACGGCCTTGGACCAGGGCCAGACCAACCAGGCAAGCCCTTAAGGGCACTAGTGATCTGCAGGATATCGGTCCTAGAGTGGTCACCCCTGCGATTACCCAGGGCCACCTCCCAAATCTCAAGCGAGCACACCATCATCATCTGGTGAGTACCTACTACTCTACCCTGTTCAGCGTCCATCAGCCAGGCGCGTTTAGATTCTGGGCGCAGACTGTCCCAATCCTCGGGCACCAGAGTGTCCAAATATGCCTGGATCAGGCCAGTCAGGCTATCCTCCTCAGTCGAGGCGGCTCGCACCGTCTCCGCCATGGCTTCCTCAGCCTCATCCAGGAACAGCCTGTCACCCGCCTTATAGAGCGCCACGGCTTCAGCCCATAGTTGACCCACATACTCATCCGTATACAGGTCAAAATCGGCCTTACGGACCACATGAGCAATCAAAAAGCGCCGATTGCCTTCCTGGCTCCGCAGGAACACCGGGTCATTAGTGGTACCCCAGATCACGCTTCGCCGCAGCAGCGTAGTCTCCTGCCTGTCATATGGCAGGCGGATAACATCCTGCCGCTGCGTGATGAATTGCTTCAGCTGGTCATTGTCAGCTTTCTTCATGGCGAAGCCCTCGTCAGCCACCACGATCCAGCTACGTGTCATGGCCATGATCGTGTCTTTGTCGCCGATTGGGCCTAGGGAGCAGGTCCAACCGCGAGACATCCTGTCTACCCACCAGGTTTTACCCAGCCCCTGGCCGCCCACCAGGATCAGGCAGTTATCCACTTTAACGCCGGGCTCATAGATGCGAGCCACCGCCTGCACCAGGCACAAACGCGCTATACGGCGGGTATAGGGCGTGTCATCCACACCTGGTAGGCATGTCTCAACACGCGAGACACCATCCCACGTGAGAGAGTCCAGGTACTCCTCCACCGGGTGATACTGGCGTAGCTGTGCCTCAGCCTCCAAAATGCCATTGAGCAGGTCCATGCCAGGCCTGGGCATACCATAGGCGCGCTGCAGGTGCGCGCTAATCTCAGCACGATCCGCCATAGTTATAGCGTCATCCTTGCCCGCCGTGACACGCCGCCAGGGAAGATCCTGCCGGGTAGTGACGCACTGGGTCATCAGGTTGCGAGCCATAGACCGCAACACCGGGTCATGCTTACGTAGCAGGTCCCAGTTATGCACGTCATCAATGACCTTGCCAGTCTTGGGGCTGCGGGTCAGCTCCAACTGCCACTCAGGCAGCTCCACCTCACCTGAGGCCCCCACAAAATCCGCGCGGGCCAGCTCCTCCACAATCTCACGCCTACCCGCGAAATCACGCAGTGCATGCTGGATCGAGGGCCTATCAGCCGGGGCGCAACCCGGCGCCACACCAGCATCATCCGCCGCATACAAGTGAATAGCCACCAAGTCAAAAACAGATAGCGCCATACCATAGGCAGGGTCGGAGGCGTGGTTAGAGTAGACCCGCCCATCCGGGTACACCAGCACCCCACCCTCACTACTAGACGGCGAATAATGCCAGCGACTCTCACCCACCTGGTCGTAGGGCAGCCTAAACACCTCAACAGCCCTAGCCATGTCGTATAGGCGGTTGAACGCGCCGGACACGCCAGGCAGCTGGTACGGGTCGCGCTTAGCCCCGGGCATGTGGGGAGGCTCAGGCCCCAAGCCACCAAACTCCCGCAACAAGCCCTCAGCTGTAGCCCACTCGCCCACAAATTCCATGTGCTCATAGGTGGCCGGGTCGCTCGTGGCGGGCCAAAACATGAGCCGCTCAGGCTGGATGCTACCTGGGTCAAACTGAGCCACACCCAGCCGCTGCATGAGTCCCTTCACCACCCTAGGGTACTCAGCCTCGCTCAGGCCACGGCCCTGGATCGGGATAATCACCCTATAGCGCGGATGCGTGGACGTGTGGGAGTAGGTGGAGTGCACCAGGCAGGTCAGGCCCAGGGCACCCACGGCAGCCGGTAGACCCTCGCTAGCGCTATCCGCGTCCAGCGTCACCATGCTGCGGTACTCCACCTCGCCCTTACGGCGGGTGGTGCCACGCAGCCTCCCTGCCACGTAGCCGCCGCAATCCTTGTGGTCTTCCGGGTGGGCAGCCCGCTGCAGCATGTCACCCCATGACATGGAGACGGGGGTCCAGCGGCGCGAGGATACGGAGGGTGCCACCGCGAGCGCCAACACCAACCCCGTAGTAGTAGTAGTAGTAGTCATGCCACGCTCTCCAAATGGGCTAGTAACGCCGACTGCACGTCAGCTTTCTTATCCAGTACACGGCGGATCTGGGAATCAATCGTGCCCCGACCCTCCAGGATGTGCACCACCACCGGGTGCTCCTGCCCCTGCCGCAGCAGCCTCTTATTGGCCTGCTGCCACTGCTCCAGCGACCAGGGCAGGCTAGTCCACACGATAGTATGCCCGCCCCGCTGCAGGTTCAGGCCATGGCCCGCGCTCGCAGGATGAGCCAGCAGCACAGGGATCTCACCGCGATTCCAGGCCTGCACCGACCCTGGCCGGTCGATATGCACTGCATCAGGCATGGCTGCCTCAATCAATTCACGCTCAGCCCGATACCGGTAAAACACGAGCACCGGACTAGACGCGTAGGTGCACAGCTCCTCAAGCGCCAGAATCTTAGCCTTGTGCAGGATGTCGTAGCCGCCCCCCTGGTCATCGTAGAGGATACCCGCGCTGATCTGAGACAGCCGGTTGCTGGCCACAGCGGCGCTAGCCGCCGTATGCACCACCCCACCCACCAGAGACAGGTCAGCCACCAGGCTAGTAGCCATCTGCCGATACACTCGCCGCACCGACGCGGGTAAATCCACACTAATCGTGTTGTAGGAGATGCTAGGCAGGTCCAGGCGGCCACCCGCGCTCATGGACAGTACGATATCCTCCAGCAGCGTGTGGATCCGCTCCGGGGCCCCCAGCCTAGGCGCCCACCCAGTGATCACGCCGGAGCGCAGCTGCCCAGTAGGGACAAAATAACGCTCGCGGTACTGGGTGAGAGTGGTCCCTAGCCGCTTCCCCTGATCCAACAGGTAGACCTGTGACCATAGGTCGAGGAGCCCGTTGGGGCTGGGCGTACCCGTCATCTCCCACACATGCGCACACCCGGGGCGACGCGAGATTAGCCGCGCACGCTTCCACCTGCGTGACTGGCGGTTCTTGAAGCCACTGGCTTCATCAATGATGAGGGTGCGCCAGGTGTGGCGCCGGTCAGCCTCACCCAGCAGCTGGTGAGACACGCAGTAGATGTCGGCGGGGGTGGCCCAGGCGCGTGCACGCTGAGCGGGTGTACCAACCACCGGCACCACCCTCAGGTCAGGCCGCCACGTAGCAGCCTCCTGAGGCCACACGTCCCGCACCACACGAGCCGGAGCAGTCACCAGGGCAGGCAGGTGCCTAGGCTCCAGGGCAGACAGCACCGTGGCCGTCTTGCCCAGCCCCATGTCCAGCCACAGAGCCGCCCGGTCATGGGCGCGCAGATGCGCCACGGCGGCCTCCTGATACGCGTGCAGCCTCACCGCTGCTCACCGCCATCAGCGTCACTGCTGCCATCCTCGTGGGCCCACCGGACAGAGCGCACCGGGACAGTCAGGGTCACCTGGTGCAGCGTGATCGTAGCGCTACCACCACCCCAAGGCGAGTGGTCAAACCGCACCTCAACATTGTGGGTATTCCCCAAGTACATGCCGTTAAGGGTAATCTCGTTCTTGTCTAGGTCTACTACTAGCTCGTGTTGGGCGCTCATGATATACTCCCAGTAATTCCTTTCGGTTGAATAGGTGTTGGTAGCCCCCGCGTCTTAGGGTTGGGACGCGGGGGCTAGGTGTATCAGGCCGCGTCGCCGCTGTCGGTGTCGTACTTAGCGGCGATGTCCCACAGCTCGTCCTCGTCCACGATCTGCACGTAGCCCTGCTCGTTGCGGTGCTCAGCCCCGGTAGCCGGGTCGTAGGCGCGGTACCAGGCGAAAGCCTCATCAGCGAGAGCCTCAATGTCGAAGTTGGAGGAGTAGCCGTTCATGGCGGCGCGCAGACTCTCGGTCACCTCAAGCCAGGAGCTGTAGATGTAGAAGTCGTTGGTGAGGGCCTGGCACTCGCGGAGCTCTTCCTCGGTGTCGATTACGCCGTTGATAACGTTGTAAGCCATTGGTGTTGTCCTTCCGGGTTGTAGTGTGTGGTCACTGTTCCTCAGCGACATAAATAGTATAGCGTACCCATTCTAGAAAGCGCTACCCTAAACAGTGTGTGCTCAATCACACTCTAGGCTATCGCACAAATCACGCACACACCCATCACCCGTAGGTGCGTACCGATCCCACATGCCCAGCTCCTCCAGCCACTCGCGCACACCCTCAGCCCCATACAACACCACCACATCCACACCGGCAGCGGCCGCGCGCTCATGCCAACCAACCTGCACCGGCCGCAAACGCCCATCCGCGCGCTTAAGCTCCACCAGCCAGATACGGCCCTCCCACACCACCAGTCGATCCGGCACACCCGCCTCAGTAGGTGCCAGCTTCACACACAGGCCGCCTGCGTCAGTCACCTGCCGACGCAGCAGGCCCTCAACATCCCGCTCACGCGGCGCATCAGTACTCATACGCGTAACAGTACACCCCCACAGCAGTGTGGAGGTGTATCAGACTCTAGAGTGAGTGCTAGCCGGAGTCTCACGGGCTAGCCTCACGATTTCTCACAGGAGCTCCCGCGCATACTCACGCAACTGATCCCAGTTCCAGCCCTCAAGCCAATACAGATCAAACAGAGCGTCGACAGCGGCAAAAAACTTTTTCTCCAACGCAGCATCCAGCCAGCGCGCAGAGGTAGGCAGAACTATAGCCTCACCCCAAGAGCTATAAATACCCTCTTCGCTGCTCTTAGAGCATTCCAGGACACACGGCCTCGAATGGATTGGCTTGACAGCATCACAGGCCACATACGCGGCCAGATCACTCAGGGAAGCGTAAGCGCTGACAGTGTGACGCCCGCCGTCAAGATCACCCAAGTCCGGGTCCGTGGGGTACCGCACCTGCGAATAAAACAAGGCATCGAGGGTACGGTAGGTAGGCTGAAAACAGTAAGCAATCATAGTCTTGTCCTTTCGGGTTGTTGCGGTTGCTATCCCTCACAGGGGCAGCAGTTCCTCGGCGTACTCACGCACTTCATTGAAGCCCCACTGCTCATCCCAGTACAGATCACACAGGGTAGCGACAGCTTCAAAGAACTTTTCCACCAGCTCGCCCTCAATCCAACGCGCGGAGGTAGGCAGAACCAGAATCTCGCCCCTATCGCCGTCCAAGGGCTCATCCCCACTCTCAGGGCCCTCCAGGATGCACACACCCGGGACCTGAGCCTGAAGAGCCGTAGTAGCCACATACGCAGCCAGATCGCTCAGGGAGGCGCAGGCGCTAATCCCGTGACGCACAGCGTCAGTGTCCTCTAAGCTCAGGTCCCACGGGTAGGAGTACTGCTGCTGCGGGTCTAGCAGGTAGTCGAGGTCACGGTCCATGTCCTGGAAGCGGTAGGAAATCACGGCGAGCTCCAATCAGTAGCGTGTGGTGGTCGCTGTCCCTCAGCGACATAAATAGTATAGCGCATACAGAGCGCGGGTGCAACCGTTCGGAAAAACCTAACTGTTGCTTGCGCCACAGTGACCCCAACCACACACCGAGGGCGGGCTCAAGCTAAAAAGGGTAAACAACTTAAAGGGTCAAGTTCTTATACAAAATCGCGCTCGCAGGCCTTGTTACACGCCTTGTTACAGCGTTGTAACAGCCCCCGGAGGTCTTGTTACAAGGTCTTGTTACACCCAAAAACGTTGAAATTCTGCGGAAAACACCAAAAAAGTTGTAACAAGATCCCTATAAATAAACTTTTATATAAGGAAGAATTCTCTAGTACAGCGCATCAAGGAGAATTCTTCTATAAAGTTGGTATATAGGAAATTTCTGTTACACCGTTACAACGTAGGTTGGAAACGTTGCAATTGCAGGCAAAAACGGTTGTAACAAGAGCTTGTAACAAGTGTAACGGGAATGATTCTCGTTACACCAGAAACGAACACAGGCCAACAAAAACAAACACCATATGCGTTATGCTACACTTCCTCCATGACCACCAGCCGAACCGGCACAGCCAGCCACAAACGCTGGCGCCGCCGTGTACTACACCTAGCGCAGGCCAATGGACAGACCCACTGCCCAGACTGCGGCAGGCCACTAGCGTGGGGCACCACACTACAGCCACTCAGCCCAGAGCCCGACCACGTAGTCCCAGCTGCACGAGGCGGGCGCGACACAGTTGACAACGCCCGCGTCACGTGCAGACAATGTAACCAACGGCGCGGCTCTAAACCCATCCCCAACCGCCTCCCTACGCCGACCACCCCGCACACGGTAGGAGGAATATCATGGTGAGCTCAGTCTTGTTAACGGCCTTTACTTACCTCGCCCTGGGGTGGGTTATCGCGTGGTTGATTGATCGTCTGTTTGGTTGACCGAATGAGGTGGTATTGCGTCTAACACCACTCGCCTAAGCGGCGTTGGTCCCTTGACAGGGGGCGGTATACCCCACCCCCACCCTTGGGCACCCCCAGAGGCCCAAGCGAAATACCTCCCCAGTTTAAGTTTCAACTATCTATGGCGCTAAACCACTAGCGCTAAGACTACCGCGCCCTGCTACAATGAGCGTATGCCCGATATTGACCTACTCGAAATGCTCAGCGAGACCCCCGATTTTGAGCACAGCGTTGTGATCTTCCCAGATCGCGACATGTTGCGCCGCGTGTTCCAGCCGTTTGTGGGGCAGTATGACCGCGTATACCGCACCCACTGCCTGCACCGGGCGGAATACCTGGAGGACCGCAAACGTAAGGCGCGCCTCTACCTGCGCACCCCCAAGCAGATCACAGTGGCTAACCGTAATCGCGCCATTGATGGCGCGCTACGCGCCTATATTGCGCCCGGCGTGGAGGTTACCGACATGATGGCTGTCAACATGCTGGCCTCTGGTATTAAGGAGATACTCCCTACTGACGCAGTGGGGCTGATCTGACATGGCCGAAAAGCACGACCGCATAGACGAGCTGCGTCAGCTCCTGGTTGTCACCTGGGAGACTATCGGGCGGGCTAAGCCTGAGGCAGTGTCGGCTCTACTGAATACGGCTAACCGGCTGTCCCGTGATCTGTATGAGCTGGAGAATCCGGGCTCTACCACCGCTCCCGCCCCTGTGGAAGATGAGGCGACGGCGGTTTCTATTTTCCAGGCTAGGATGCGTACGCGTGACACACGGTCTGCGTCCTAGCCTGGAGGCGCTGGAAGCCTCTCAGCGGCCTGTCGTGGCCGTTGCGTCCCCCGCGATTGATTCGCTGGGGGATTTGGCTGCGTCTCTGGCTGCTGATTATGGGCTGACTCCTGACCCCTGGCAGGCATGGGTGCTCGATAATTGGCTGGCGACTGCCGGGGATAACTGGGCTAACATGACGTGCGGTTTGGCAGTGCCGCGTCAGAATGGCAAGAACGCTGCTCTGGAGATTCGTGAGCTTTTTGGCTCGATTGGTCGTGGTGAGCAGATCCTGCACACTGCCCATGAGGTTAAGACAGCCCAGAAGCATTTCCGCCGCTTAAAATATTTTTTTGGCCAGAAAGCCAATGATCCCGGCGCTAAATTCCCTGAGCTGAATGCTCTTGTTAAGACTGTCCGTAACGTCAACGGGCAGGAGGCTATTTACCTCAAAAACGGCGGGT